CTTGTACCCCTAGTAGAAGAGCATGATCATAGCGCAGGGAAGGGTATATTTGTAAAGACCTCTGGCCTTGTGGGTATAAATGTAAACGGGGACTTAAACTTTCAAGACATAGACCCTATAAGCCCGACCTTTGGAGACTATAATCGTTCTGTAAACCTGCGCTCAATTCGACTTAACCAGCTAACCACTCCGGGATCTCCTGCGGGATTCGATCCTGACACCCTAACACTCATGACTGACCTTACTGATTTATGGTTTAGGGATGGGTCTGGCACCCTGATACAGCTCACTTCTGGTGGATTTCCTTTCGGTGGTCGAAGATATGGCTTTCAAAATGATTACGATTCGCTGACTCCGAATGATGGATGGGCCTCTTATCACGGCGGAGCCCTTGATCAATATACGTTTGGTCCGTCGGACCCATTAATTGGTCTTGACAACACTTCGATATTAAACTGTCAGGGCCTAATAAAACAATCTCTCGTTACCAATGAATTTGCCGGTACTGAGGTTGTCCCCATTGGCACAGAGTTTTTGGGCATCGGAGGTGGAGTTAGAATCGGTTATTCGGGTGCCCTAGCTGCTCCCGACCCAACACTTTATACCTATCCGGATTTATGGGCGGTCGAGGTTGCACCCGATACAGCCGTCTCCCCATCTCCCGGTTCAGTTCAAAACGGCTTTAGGGTTCAGGGAACCTTGATAAGCGGAACTGGTGATCCTTCGCTTGGCCCTCAACATTTAGATCTCACCGCCACCGCATTAAATCCGACCTTGGGGTCTTATTGGAATCAAATGAGTCCCCCCGGGGATAACACTACGCAGATATCTACCGGTGACGGAGTTATGGCATATTGGGGTATCCCCGGAGCATCACCAACTGGATTATTTGTCACTGGAAGTTACGATGCTCGACGCGCCAGATTCTATGATGGAATAAAATTACCCGGATCTGGTGGCATAGAGCTTCATGTTAATGGTGCGGGCACAGCGGCCAGAACACAGGTTGATGTGATAGGCGCAGGAACAGGCACGACAGAATCAGTTCTTAATATCGCAGGTTCCGCTTCCGAGAAAATACTGGATTTTAACGGCGATGGTGGTGCGGGCGTTGGCTGGACTGCTGATGTGCGTCTATGGAGAAGGGCCGGCATTAACGGTGTGTTCCAGATAGCTCAAGCCGGCCTCGGAAATTTTGAACTCCACACCAACTCTACCGCGGCCCTAGTTATAGATGATAGTCAAAATATAACAGTAGGTAGTAGTAGCACAAGCGTACTGTATACAATGGGCGAGGTTCACATTGGTGCCACACTCGCCGCCGCAACCGCAACCTGCGCCATACGTCTCGGTGCAACAGGGAATGGGATTTCCAATCTCGATTTCCATTCCGATGCCACGGGAACTAGGACAGCATATATATCAAGGAACGCCAATACCAATGCAACGTTCGATATTGCTCAAAAAGGGACCAGTGACCTCAGACTGCAGACTAATGGTTCTACGGCTGTAGCTATAACTTCGTCACAGACCACTACTCTTCACGGTGACCTATATGTAAATGGTGGTGCCGCCAGTAACAAGATTATTGTAGGTAATGGTTCCGCTGTTGCTTGCGGGGTAGAGCTTGGTTTGGCTCGAACGGGGAACGAAAGTTCTTTTATAGATTTTACCACACAAACCACGACCGCTGATTTTGACGCAAGAATAATGCGCATTCACGACGGCGGAGCGGGCACACCCGGAGTTTTAAAAATTCAAAATAACGGTGACAAGAATATATTGTTAAGGGTTGGAGATCCAGCAGCAGCCGTACAAACCCAGAGAGAGTCATTTGCGGGTGCTGGCATTAAAACCGGAGCCATAGGGTTTGACAACCTCGAAACAGATCCCGCCCAATTAAAGACCAGTGGTACTGACCCCAACGTTGCGTGCTATGGGGCCGGTGTTTCCATTCAGAACGCACAAAATACGATACACGCTAGAGGGCGTGTTGCGTGGAATTCTGGAACCTCTAGCTTTGATATCTCTTCGGATAATTTTAACATTGCGTCTGCCGTGACGTTCGCGCTTGATAATTCAGAGGTAGTAGTGACGCTTGACGTAGCGATGAAAGATATAAACGCATGTTCGATTATTGTTAGCCCTTCGATGGGAGGGATGTCGCTACCTCCGCAGGTGGCTTGGGGAACCGCAGCAAGCGCATCGGAGATATGGGTTCAGCAATACCTGTGGGATAACGCCGCGTCAACTTGGGTGTCAGCGGCGGCAAACTTCTATCTGTTGGTGGTGGGGCCTCCGGCATAGAAGGTAAATAGTTAATTAAAAAAGAAAACCTATATTTTGAGGAGAATATTATGGCTAGGGAATTATCATTAAATCATTTAAAGATTCACAAGAGTGCTGACGGGAGCCTTTATGCACATATGGCTTATTCCATAGCCGATGGAGATCTACGTAAGAACGGGGAACTTCTAGTGCAGCCGTTGGACGGATCTAAGACAGTAGACCAGATTATTCTGGAGCTAGAGACAGAGAGAAAAACAGCCGAAGATGTACCGGGAAGATAAGCTCGAATGCCCTTGGATAAGCAAAACATATCCTATGATTTTGGAAAAGGTCTTAGTGAGGCTGTCGATCCCGATTTATTGGCTGACGGGTCCGTTCTCAAGGTAAAGGATGGGGTTTATAATCAGGCCGGTCGCGTCGATAAGCGCGATGGCTATGATGTTCTTTCCAGAGCTGTTTTGGACCCCGGTGGATTAAAGCCTATTCGTCCATTAATGGGGGTAACAGGTGTTCACAGTCATAACGATCAATTAACTGCATCTGAATCCACATCCATTCTTTCTTACAATGAAAGTAGGGAGCTATGGACGGCATCCGGTGGCTTTCATCGGGCCTGCGCCTTGGACAAGGATGAACTCGTTGCCTGCGATTATAATATAATTAGGGCCTCCCACGCGGAGGCCAATAACCTACGGGTAGTTGTTTTTGAGGGAGCGTCTCATGTGGTGGGATACAAGGTCGTAGACAGGGAATCCAATACAACCCTATTTATAACTTATGATGTAAATCTCCAGCTCGTTGGTGGTTCATATGCCGATGTTGTTGATGGGGGTGCCGTGGGAGCGCACCAGTATACAGATCCATCTATAGTGGAGAAGGATGGAAAATTCTTTATTTTTATGGTTCGTGACAGATACAACTTATGGATTAATGCGTCAGGCGGAAATGTTGTCCCCCCTGTGAGGGAACCGGCAACAGTGAATCCGGGAACCGGAGTAAATGAGTATCCAGAGCTTATTATGTTTGGTTTAAACTTGGTAGATTATTCCCTAACCTATCAACCGAACCCGGCTGAAGAAGAAAGATACCTTATTAAATTCGACCTTGGGGATCAATACAACAATTTTACGCACCATAATGGTAGTGTTCATGACCCCTTCAATGACCACTCTTATTGTTCTTATGATGTAAAGGTTCCTAAAGTTGCACTGGGACAGCCTTCCACCACGGATAACTATTTTGTAGTGGTGGTTAGCGCCTGCTGGATTGCACGCATATACACTGTGCGTACAGATCTTTCTTCAATCGTAGATCATCATGATGCGGAGGTAACCGGAGCCTCAACTGCGCCAGACGGGACATATTACACTGGCAAGGAGGTTAATTTTATCTGCGTGGGCCAATCATCTCGCACAGGAGGACCAATCGCAGGTGAAAAAACGTGGAGGGCTTGGTGGTGGAAGTGGGAAAATCTGCCCGATGGCAATGTTTGCCGCTATATGAATTTTAGCATCGATAGCGACGGCCTCATAACACAAATTTCGGGAGGAACTAACGTAGATGAGTTTGATAATAAAAGCCAACCTTGGTCAGATTATAACCCTCTTACCGATGCCGCATTCATAGGCTTTACTGTGACCGATATTTATACTCCCACTACCTCTCTCAAAATTTATGAACTAGATTCTACAGCCACACTAGGACTGGTTACTAGTCCGGGGTGGTCCGTTTCTAACTTACAAATTCCCCAGAGGTGCGGTGTAAAGTCCAATCCATTTGTTTATTACAAAGACCCAAGCGGCGGAACTGATGCGCGTAAATATGGGATGGCTATAGCGGTTACACCGACGCTGGATGGGTTGGCTACAAATTTCATTTTCGCAGAAGGCGGTCAGCAAAATGTTATTTGTAAGTATTCATCGGGATCTTCCTCAACAGACGAGTGGGGTAGGTTTTTTAATAACGTGGCTCTGGCGTTGCCATATAATTCTTATTGGAATCTTATGACGGGGACCGCCCCCGACTTTAATATTGATGCCGTTTCACCCACCTTCATGTGGTCTTCTCCTCGACCGTCCCCTCTGGTGCAGCAATCTGTTGAGAATGGTCCGTATGACCTTACATCCTTAACTACTATTGAAAGAATTCAAGCCCAAGTAGAGGATGGGGAGATATTGGCCGATGGGCGCGTCCGAGAAATAACGATGGACTTAGGTGACAAGGTGTCCCCTGATTTTTTGAGCTTTTCTTCAGACCTCTATATGAATGGTGGCTATTTTGCTGTTTTTGATAATAACGTAATTGTAGAAAATAACTTCCACTTGCCTCCAGTAATTACGTCTATCAGTAACGAAGGTGGAACCCGATGGAAGTATAGGGCCATTTATGAATGGATTGATGACAATGGGAATCTTCATCGATCTGAGCCTTCTGCTTTTATGGCAACCTCCACAGACCCGGATTCCGGAACAGGGACAGAGCTAGACATAGTGGCTCCCATTATAACAGGAAAAGTTATTCATCATGTCTCGATAGCCGTATACAGGACGGAGGCAAACAAAGATGTTTATTTTAGGGTAACTAAACAACTGGCACCAGTTTATCCGGTGGCTCCCGCAGACCGAGATGAGTCAAATCGCCATATTAATCCTAATGTTTTAGGGGAGACCATAACTCTTATCGACGAACTTAACGATACAGACATTATTGGAAATGAAATTCTCTATACCACTGGAAGTGTCTTGTCTAATGTTCCCCCCCCTTCAATGAATACCATTACGGAGCATGATGGTCGTATATTTGGATCTGGATTAGACAATCCCAATGTTATTTATTATTCCAAGATAAAAAGGCCAAACACCAGCATAGAATTTTCTGAATTATTAACCATAGATGTCCCGCCAGAAGGCGGTCAGATTGTAGGGCTCAACTCCCTTGATGGAAACCTCATTATATTTAAAGAGAATAAGGTTTACCGGATGTATGGCGAAGGTCCAGCCGATACAGGAGCCAATTCCACCTATAGTAGGCCAACTCTAATATCCAGTAGTCACGGGGCAAAAACAGACAAGGCCATTATTAATACCATCTATGGAATTGTTTTTAGAGGAACGGACGGAGGAATTTATCTCCTAGACCGTAGCCTTGTTTTTAAATATATAGGCGCTCCTGTCGAAGACAGTAACAACTTGGAAATCGTTCACGCAAGCAATCTCGGTTTGGATAATGAAATCAGATTCATATTAGAAAACGGTGAGGCGCTTGTATATAACTACTGGTTCGACCAATGGTCAAGATTTACGAATCACACTTCAGTGGGCTCGACAGTCTGGAAAGACAAGTTTGTAATGGCTCGGGTTGATGACTCTAAGGGTATATGGGTACAAAACAGAAATTCATACCTAGATGTAACGGAGCCTATTTATCTCGATGTAGAAACTGCGTGGATTAAATTGGCGGGAATAAAAGGTTTCCAAAGGTGTAATTGGTTAAGCTTACTGGGTGAACAAACTGACGCGCATGATGTTAATGTGTCTATTTTCCGCGATTATAACAATGATCCCGTTGAAAGCTTTACGGTAGACGGATCGGATATCTTGGGACTTCATCCTTATGGAGATCCAGCATGTGGCCTCTATGGAGTTCCTGCGTGTGGTCCATATGGCTGGCCCGGTGATGACGTATATCAGTGGAGACATAAGCCACATATCCAAAAGTGCGAAAGTATTAAATTAAGCATAAAAGATACGGCAGAATTATCTGGAGTATATGATGCCAGTATAGCTACAAATTTTAGTTTAAAGAACCTTACGTTATATATTGGAGTTAAGAAGGGTCAGTTTAAACTGCCCGAAAGAAAGACTGTATAGGAGATTATTATGGCGAATGGATTTGATTATGGGGGTGACAACCCACTTAGCTTTGGGGTTAACTCGTCGGGATTCCCTAACCGATTTCCAGATAATTTTTATAACAGCGAAGGTGGGCCACCTTCTGGTGGTGGACAGGGAAGTGGGTTTATGGGCGCTTTGAGTGGAGGCGCTGAATTAGCTGCTCCTATGCTGGGAATAGCTGGCTCTAGTGGAGCATTAGGATCGACTGGCTTAATGGCTGGACTTGGAGCTGCGGCTCCCTATGCAATCCCGGCTATTCTGGGAGCGGGAGCGTTATGGAAGTACTTCAAGGGAAGACAGGATAAACAGGGTGATGCGGGTCAAAAGCAGCTTAGATTAGCCACTGACTATCATAAAGACGTTATGTCGGGACAAAATAAGCAAGGAACCCAGCAGTTTAAATTAGCCCTTAATGAACTCCTGAAGAAAAAGGCCGCCGGGATCGGCTCTACAAGAATTAATCCAGCACTGGCTCTAAAGCTTATACAGGAGGGTCAAGAAGGATCAGAGGCCAAGGCTATGAGTGACTTCACGCGGCTAAACGAGCAAGCTAGGCAAGAGTCAGCGGGAGCTTTAGCAAGTCTTGGAGCGGGTGCCTCTGCCCGACAGCAACAATTTGATCTCGCCCAGCAATCCAGAAGAGACCAGCTCTACGGTGAAATAATGAAGGGCATTAGTAGCGCAGCCATTAAAGGCTTCGGCGCAGGATAAGGAGAAAATAATGGCCTACAGAGTGGACGAAGAACAGGGTTCTCATTATTCAGCTCCCAGTCAATGGCAGCAGCTACAGGATATTATTTCTGAGTTAGACCCTAATCGTATCGGTGATGAGGCTGCTCTTATCAAGGTAGCCAAAAGAGCTGAAGAGCAAGGACTGGGAACCTATGACCAGCTAAGAGACCAAAGCTGGTTTGGGAAAGAAGGTCTTTGGCAAAATCCCCGAATACCTTGGAGCAATGTAGGCTATGGGCCGATGGAGAGAGCTGTAGGGGAGAGAAAACTAGCCGCAGATGAGGCTGCGTTGGAGACACAAGAAAGAGCCGATGCTAGTTACTTGTCTGCTCTTACCCCTGCACAACAGGCTGAGTATGCCCTGCAACAAGCCCAGACCGCTGCACTCCCTATGGGGGAGAGAGGGCCAGTTTCTGGTGGTCAGAGATACGTAGAAGATCTCAAGGCGCAGCAAACAGCTCAGGCACTGCGTTCTCCTGGACTCGCTCAAGAAGGTATGGCTGTGGCTGATGATCCCTTCTATCTCCAAAAGCTGGCAGAAGCAGAGGGAAGAGAGTCGCAAGCCGAAAGGCTAATAAGGGAAG